CGAGCTGAGAGCCCGGGAGGGTTTGGCGCTCGCCGCATAACACAACCCGCTTCGGCGGGTTTTTTAATGCCTGCGGGGCAGGCACCACCAACGAACGGGGTTCGTTCTCATGGCACTGCAATACCAACTGGATAAAGAGAAATTCGACGCTCTGGAAGAAGGGCAACAGGCACTCTATCGGGAGACCGATGACGGCTATGTGCTGGATGTCGAGGGAATCGACGACGGCAAGGAGCTGAAAGAGGCGCTTCGCAAAGAGCGTGAAGAACGCGCAGAGGCAAAGCGCAAGCTGAAGGAATTCGAGACCGACGCAGAGCGCAAAGAGCGTGAACGGCTCGAAAAACAGCAGGAGTGGGAGCAGCTTTCCAAAAAAGACCGCGAACGGGCGGACGGACTGGAAAAGCAGCTTTCCGAGCTGAAGGACAAAGTAGCCAACGGTGAGCGCACAGCCGCTGCCGAGGGCATTGTGGCCGGCCTGATTGACCGTGAGGCGGCGGGCGGCGTTCAGCGCTACGAGCTGCTGCGCAAAGAGGCGCTGCAGCACATCGCGCACACCCCGGAAGGGGTAAAGATCAATGGCCCGGACGGCGAGGCGTGGGACGCCAAGCAGCTGGGCGAGCATCTGAGCACGCAGTATCCGTTCCTTGTGGACGGCAGCAAAGCATCCGGGGGCGGGGCTCCTGGTGGTAACGGCGGCGGGGCTGCCAATCAGAAAACCGTAACTCGCCAGGAGTTCGACCAGATGTCACATGCTGACCGGTCCACGTTCTCCAAAGAAGGCGGAAAAGTCGTAGACCCTGAATAATCTGGAGAAGCCCCATGGCTAACGTACTGACTGATCTTGCGGCGGACATCTATACCGCTGCCGACACTGTGGGCCGCGAACTGACCGGCGCCACTTCCTCTGTTCTCATCAACGCCAACGGCGCCGACCGTGCGGCTGTGGGCGATACCGTCCGCTCCCATGTGACCAATCAGGCCACTGCGGTGAACGTCTCTCCTTCCATGACCATCCCGGAAGGTACCGACCAGACCGTTGGCAACAAAACCATGTCCATCACCAAATCCCGCGCGGTGCAGATCCCGTGGACCGGTGAAGACATGAAGCACGTCAACAACGGCTCTGGCTTCGAAACCATCTACGGTGACCAGGTGCGCCAGGCAATGCGCACCCTGACCAACGAGATTGAAGCCGATGTGCTGACTGAGGCCTACCAGAACGCATCCCGTGCTGTGGGTACTGCCGGCACCACTCCGTTCGCCTCTGACTTCAAGTTGGTGGCCCAGGCACGCCAGATCATGGTTGACAACGGCACCCCGATGGATGGTATGTCCACCATGGTTCTGAACACCCTGGCCGGCACCAACCTGCGCAACCTGGCTCAGCTGCAGAAAGCCAACGAAGCGGGCAATGAAGTGCTGCTGCGTACCGGTGCGCTGCTGGACCTGCAGGGCTTGATGCTGAAGGAGTCAGCGGGCGTTCAGGTGCACACCAAAGGCACTGGCGCGAGCTTTGTCACCAACGGCACCTTCGCAGTAGGGGATACCGCCATCGATATTGACGGCGGCACCGGCACCATCGTTGCGGGTGACGTGATCACCTTCAACGGCGACACCAACAAGTACGTTGTTGAGCAAGCCTTCTCCGGCGGCACTGTGACCATCGCAGCGCCCGGCCTCCGTGCTGCCCTGGGTGACGGCGTGGCCGTAACCGTGGGTGATGGCTACACCGGCAACGTGGCCTTCCATCGCAATGCGATTGAGCTGGCCATGCGTGCACCGGCTGTACCGGAAGGTGGTGATGCTGCTGTGGATGCCATGGTGGTGCAGGACCCCTTCAGCGGCCTGGTGTTCGAGATCCGCGCCTACAAGGGCTACAAGAAGGCCATGTTCGAAGTGGCTGCAGCCTGGGGCCAGAAAGCCTGGAAGCCGGATTTCATCGCCGCAATCCTGGGCTAAACCAACCGGGAGGCCTTCGGGCCTCCCTGTCTGGAGACTGACATGACCGAAGAAACCAAAGATCAAAGCCCGGCCCCCAAGGCCAAGCCGAAACCGGCCCCCAAGGCCAAGCTGGTCAAAATGGTTCGCGAAGACGGCAAAACGGCAGACGTTCACCCCGATATGGTGGGTGAGTACAAGAAAGGCGGCTTCCGGGAAGAGTAATGGCCATTATTGTCGAGAGCGGCACTATCGTTGCTGGCGCGAACAGCTACGTGAGCGAGGCAGAGCTGACCAGCTATGCCACTGCGCGTGGCGTGACGCTAACTGGCACCCCTGAGTCCCTGCTTATCAAGGCGATGGACTACGTGGAGACGCAACCGTTCATCGGCACCAAATTGACGCGCGACCAGCCGTTGCAATGGCCCCGTAGCGGGGTTGTTATCGATGGCTGGTCCTATCCGCCGTCCGAGATCCCGGACGAGCTGAAAACCGCGCAGATGACCGTGGCCCTGGCCATTGATGAAGGCAACGACCCTCTGGCACCGGTGTCGCCTGCCATTAAGCGCAAGCGCGTGAAGGCGGACACTGTTGAGAGTGAGACCGAGTATCAGGATGGCGCACCCGCTTCCTCCTTCTCGGTCGCTATTGGGCGATCATTTGCCAAACTGACCACGACAGGTGGTGGTGCCAGCCAGTTTGCGGTGCGGAGAGGCTAATGGGGCTGCGTGACGACCTGCAGGCCGATATTGCCGAGGCATTTGACGATGCGGACGGCTTGGCCGATGCCGTTGCCAGTTTCACCGGCAGCCGCACCACGGTGAGCAATACCTACGACCCGGTAACAGGCACCTATCCAGAGACGACCATTGGTTACTCTGGGCGCGGTGTTTTTGGCGGTTTCTCGGTGTTGGAAATCGACGGCCAGCACATCGAGGCCAATGATGTGAAGCTGGTCGCATTGCAGAACGAGGTCACGCTTGACGCCGGCGGCGAGGCAGAGCCGGAGATTGGCGACCACATCACCAATGCAGACGGCGAATACCGGGTGATTAACGTGGGTAAAGACCCCGCAGCGGCCTCCTGGACTGCGCAGCTAAGGAAGGCGTGATGGGCTGGAAACGGCGCCCCACAGGCTTCATTCCGGTTGCAGAGGGTGAGCTTAATGCCATGACCCGCGCCATTGCCTTGCAGGCGCTGACGGGTGTTGTCTTGGCCTCCCCCGTTGATTCAGGGGCATTTCGTGGAAGCCATACGATTTCGGTAAATGCGATTGATCCGAGCTTTGACACCACCAAGGTGGACAAGCCGGGACAGGCAACCATTTCTGCCGGGGCAGGGAAGATTGGAGGCGCGCTCGATCCGTACCAAATTATCTACGTTCAGAGCAACTTGCCCTACGCCGAGACCATCGAGTTTGGCGGATTTTCAGGCCCAACCGAAAAGGTCACGGCGGACGGTTTTTCCGAGCAGGCGCCAAAAGGCGTCTACCAAGTCACCTTCGACTCCTTGAGAGCGGCCACAGAATGACCCCCGAAGAGATCCGCCAAACTCTGGAAGGCCACATGGCCACCTGGACGGATGTGCCCGTGGCTTTTGACGGCCACCCGGCAACCCCTGCGGTGAAGTCGGCTCAGGACAACAATACGCCATGGGTTCGATTCACTATTGCCCCAGGCACCACGGTTAACCGCTCAATCACAGACAAGCCTTGCCCGCGTCGGCCCGGTCTTGTGCTGATTCAGATTTTTACCGAGCGCGGCGCGGGAACTTCCCCAGCCCGCGTCTTGGCCAGCTCATTGGTGACCCATTGGGAGAACCAGACGCTGGACAGCATCGGTCCGCTCTGGACGCTGGAAGCCAGCGAGCAGCGCGTCGGGCCTGATTCCAACTATTACCAGCTCAACCTGAGCATTCCTTACCGGGCAGACTGAGAGGTCCATCATGTCAGAATCAAACCGTATCCGCGTGGCCTACCGGGCTGCCGGCTCCTCCGGCAATTGGCAGGTAATGCGCCGCACCAGTGGTGGCCCAGCCCTGACCATGAACACCGAAAACAGCAATGAGGTGGTCGGTGATCGCCTTGTGTCTGACCTGATCCTGCAGAGTGCGGAAACTGGGGGCTCTCTGGAGTTCGAGTTCTCGGCCACCAGCTTTGACGATTGGCTGTCCAGCGCCTTCTGTAAGGCATGGTCAGTGGATGACCCGAGTGCCGGCACTGACACCCTGTTGATTGGTGTGGATGACATTCTGTATGACGTGCTGCTGTCTTATCAGGACATTGACCGTCACATCAAATTCAACAGCATGCGCGTGGGCCAGCTTGACCTGAACGTCGAAGCCGGCGCGACCATGACCGGCACCATTGCCTTTGCTGGCACGGATTACGATGCCGAGTACGACCCGTCTGGTGACACCTTTGACGCGGCCACCACTACCCGAGTGCTGCGCGGTGTGGACGTTGGCACGATCAGCCTTGATGGCTCTGCCATGACCGGCACCTGCATTCCCAGCTTCTCCCTGAGCTTGAACAACAACTATCAGGCCGGATTCTGTCTGGGTTCCCTGTCTCCGGGCAAGCAGGTGAAGGGCACCGCAGAGCCCACTGGCGTTCTGGGCATCTCCATGACTGCCGACACCTACGACACCTGGGTGGAGCTGATTGCTCAGGAAGAGCTGTCGCTGGCCTTCCCGTTTGGTGATGGCACCAACAGCTACACGCTGACCATTCCGCGCCTGAAGGCCTCCGGCGACCTGCCGGTGCCCGGCGCCAATGAGATCGTCAACTGGGAGTGGAATTACACCGCCCTGCGTGACAGCAACGGCGTGGCCCTGCAACTGACCCGGACGACTGCATAATGGCCTTTATTGCTGACGCATACGACACAGACAAGATTCAGAAAGGCCGGTGGTTCGATTATCAGGGCAGCCGCTTTCTGATTGCTCGCAGCGATAACGACGCTTTCCGCAAGGCCTCTGGTGAAGCCGAGCGTGCGCGCCTGATGGCCAAGCCGGAAGATCGCAAGTTTGGCCCTGACCTGCATGACGAGAATCTGCGCATTGCCGCTGAGCATCTTCTGCTGGATTGGGAGGGTGTTCAGACCCGCGAGGGCGGCGAAGTTGACTACACCGCAGAGCGCGGCTTTCTGGCCATGCGCAATGACACCGCGTTTGCGGATTTCGTGGTGGCTTCAGCCCGCGACCATGCCGCCTATCGCTACGACAGCCTGAAGGAAACGGCAAAAAAGCCGTAGCGGCTCTTAACCACCAGCTGCAATGGGGTGGTAACGACGAGAAGTACCGGCTGGTAGCAAAGCGGCTGGGGCTTGACCCAGAGCCGCCAGAGCTTGACGAAATCGCCGGCATGCACCTTGAGGCGTTTTCCAGCTTGTCCCGCGCCAGAACGAACAACGGTTACGGGCCGCTACCCCTGAGCATTACCGAGATCAGTGCCTGGCACCGGTTTATCGGCTTTCCCTTCGAGCCAGAGCAGATGCTTTATGTGATCCAAGAGTTGGATCAGGCGTATCTGCAGTGGGTATCCAGTAAGAGGACGCAATGACGTACCAAGCGCGGTTAGAAATCGGCGTAGATTCGCGTGGCGCAGAGCGTGACGTTAACCGCCTCGATGACTCGCTGGAGAAGGTGGAGCGTTCGGGCAATCGTGCGGATAAATCGACCCGCAAGTTCGGCAAAGGGGCAAAATCCACAGCCGTAGACCTGAACAAGCTTCGGGTGGCAGCAGTGGGCCTTGTCGGCGCCATTGGTGGAGTGGCCGCCATACGCTCCATCGTCAGAGCATCCGACACCTATACAGAGCTACGCAGCCAGCTGCGGCTGGTCACTGAGAGCCAGGAAGAGCTGAATCAGGTCTATGAGCAGACTTTCCGGCTTGCCCAGGACACGCGGCAAGATCTGGAAGGCACCGTTAACCTGTACGCTCGCCTTGCGCGCTCCACCGACACGCTGAAACTCAGCAATGAAGACCTGCTGACCATCACCCGGGCGGTAAACCAGTCCTTTGTGATCTCTGGTGCCAGTGCCGAAGAGGCAGCGGGCGCGGTTCGCCAGCTCTCCCAGGGCATGGCCTCCGGCACCCTGCGGGGCGAAGAACTGAACTCTGTAATGGAGAACAGCCCAAGGCTGGCCCGTGCCATCGCGGAGCAGATGGGCGTCACTATTGGCGAGCTTCGCCAACTGGGTGCAGACGGAAAAATTACC